CTAGTCACCCATAGCTACGTCATTAAATAGGTCAATAACTTCTCGTTTACCATCATCAGTACCTAAGTTGTAGTAGGCTGACATGTCAATATTTTTGTGTCCTAGAACATTTGAAATATCTCTGGGATTAACGCCGGGTATCGAGAATGCAAAAGTAGAAAAAGCATGTCGCAACATGTGAGGTGCAACGTGAAATCCCAGTTCGTTGCTCATGAAATTAAACAATTGTGTTACTGCGTTGCCACTATAATAGTGGGCCATTTGGTTAACTAAAACATAGTCATCATCTGTCAGTTGACTATTTCTGTACAGATATAGTCCACGGGAATATGCAATCGCTTCATTGATAACAGGGATTGCATCCTTCATTAAAGGAACCCAACGTCTAGATGAACGCGTTTTTGGAGTCGTGTAATCTCCGTAAGGATTAATCTGACCGAATATGCCTACACGATCAGATTCAACATATTTTAGTTTCAATCCAGTAATTTCACTTCGGCGTAATCCATGCAAGGCGAGTACAATGATTGCTCGTTCAACAGGATCTAATGATTCGTTGTGATAAGCAAAATGAACAATTTTTTCAAACTGTTCACGAGATAATGATAAATCGCGCCTTTCAGCTCCAACCACTTCAATTTTTTGAATTGGGTTCTTAGGTATTAAATCATTAATCACGGCATCTTGCATAAGAGCAAAAAAACGGTGTTTAATCATGTCTGCAGTGTACTTTGACAAGTTACGCTTTTTCGCATGATCAATTATCCATTCCTGAAAAGCGATACGAGAAATCTGATTTAATTTTTTATTACCCCAGTCAGGCAGAATATGAACGTTGAAGTAAGAGATTGTTGATTGGATGGTTGTTTTTTTCCAGCGTCCCGTGGCAATTTTGTTCTTTAAAAACAAATTCCAGTATTCTTCTACTGTGTACTGTTTTGTATTTGTCACCATGTTGGATTCGATTTGCATAACAGAATCAGCCTTGAACTTTCGAGCCTCATCAAAATTTTTGAAACCTTGGCGTTCGATAGAAATTTTCTTGCCATTGTGAACCTGTGTGAACTTCACGCGCCAACGCTTTAAACCGGAATTGGTCTTGTACCATTGAATTTGCGGATCGCGCTTTTCCTTTGTGTAAGTGTAAGAATTTGCCATTGTTTTATCTCCTTTGATTATGCCCTAGCAAGACAATCGACGGAGTGGCATGATAGTTTAACGACATATCAAGGTCGTGATATAATAATATGTACAAAAAATAACGCTGTATCTATAACGCGCTGTTTTTGATTTGCTACACGCACACTACTTGTTTGGCGACGGGGAGTGTGCGTGTTTTTTATTTATTAAGGGTATACAACGGTTGTACGTGGCTTCTTTTGGAGAATTGTTTTTCCAATATAAAGTTGCTCACCAAGACCGTTATCCTTTGAATCGTCGTACTTATAAACGGCAGTTTTTCCGTACTCATCCAAATCAACTCGAATTAACTTGCCGGCTTTTGACTTCCACATGTACATCATTCCACCATCAATTTCAGTCGAGGCATAAGCATAGGTTGCCTTTTGAATTGATTCAACATCTTTTGTTCCAAAGTATTTTGCTTGTGAAAGAAGTGTTTGACGTTTGTTTGCTTTAGCCGACTTTTTAGCAGCGTTTTTCTTTGTCACTTGCGCTTGGATACTTTTATCTTCACCACCAGTTAATTTGCCCTTTGAAAAGTACAAATAACCGTATTTTTCATATGTAAGCATCCCACTATCAACACGATCAGGCTTACCAAGAATTTTCTTAACTTGCTTTTTGGTCATTCCAAGCTTAACTTTTTTAATTTTAGATTTGGAAGATGCGCTAGCTACCGTAACAAAATAGTTGTTTCCAACTTGAGGGATAGCTTGTAAGGCAGTCGAACCCACTAAGACCGCCACAGCACCGATTCCAATATATTTAGTAAATAAATTCATATAACCCACTCCACACAGCTTTTTACGTCAATCAGCATTGGACGTGTTTGCCTATGCCGCTTTAATAGCATCCTTTACCCAATTCTCAAAAGAGGAAGGCAAATTGAACGCGTTCATAAAGTCTACGTAATTACGATACTCCATTGGCGTTTCATTATAAACAAAACGTGAAATTATTCTAAGTGCTCGTTTGTGAGCTTTACGTTCAGATTCTTTCTTTGTACCGATTGAAAATTGATATACGTAATCTTGGTTATCGTTACCAAATAGAATGTGTGCAAGTTCGTGTGCGAATCTAAATGTGATGTGCACAGCTATAAATGAGTTTTCGTTGATTATAATTTTTCTTTCAGACGGGATGCTTAGGTCTGGCGTAGAAGGACTTAGTAAGTCTGTAAATTCTACCTTTATGTCATTTCTAATTGCAATGAATAGAAGGTAATTAAGAAGTTCAGTCATCCATATCCTCCAAAATGCGACGAATTATTTTTAATTCGGCTTCGGGGATGGGGTTTCCATCATATTGAAGAATAGGATGCTTTTCAAAGTAATCCTTTAAATCACCTTCACGCTCATCTGTTTTGTCTGAAGGGTGCATGTTCCCACTATTACCCAATAAGTAGTCAACGGATACACCGAGAACGTCAGCTACTGCTTGAAGTGCGTTAGATTGTGGTGTCTGACTTTTCCATTTATAAATAGCGTTCTCAGACAATCCAGCAGCGATTGCGGTCTTTTTCAAATTAAGACCACGCTTTTTTGAAATTTCTTTTATTCGTTCAAATACAGTCATATCAAGGGTTTCTCCATAATAGGATGAACTAAAAGTATCCGAATGGATAATTAGGTGTTTACAAAAGTATCCGTACGTATTATAGTTAATTCATCAAGTAATACGGCAAGTAAAAAACGCCTATAATATCCAGTGCTTTTGGTCGAGCGATACTGATATAACGGGTTTTTCTACTGCTTATTTTCTATGCATTCATTGTATCCGTACGGATACTTAAAGTCAATAATTACTTGAAAATTTACTTTAAAAGATAAAAGGAGGATTTGAAATGAGTGTTTCAGAAGCACGTCGCGTCTTAGAGGAGGCATACGCAAAATTCCAAGTGCACATCAAGGTACACAACTATTCGCGTGCCGAACTGGCAAAGCAAATCGGAACCAGCGAAGTTTATGTTTCACGCTTGATTAACGGGCAAGAAAAGGGAAAAGCAGCCAAGGATAAGTTGCGCACATTGTTCAAGTACACGGACTATCAAGGCGAGAATTGGTTGGTGTAATCATGACGAATAATTTGAATGATTCGCTAGCAGATTTGGACAAAGTCTTAACAGAAGTGATTTTGAATGTGAGAAGCATTCAGGAAAGCCAACAACGTCTAGTTTATAAGTCTGATGCTGAGGCTGCCGAAAAAACTGGTTTTGGACGTGACCGTTGGGAACGAATAAGAACGCTTGTTCCACATATCAGGGTTCCGGCCAAAGAAGCAGGAAAATCAGATTCAATCGTATATCCAATTGACGGAGTTCGAGAGTGGTTAAGAGACCATCAAGAATTTTATTAATTTAAAGTCCCTAGCAAGACAGAAAGGAAATACAAATATGGATCAAAAAACTTTGGCAGTATTTTTTGGACTGATGGTTATGGGTGTAGCGATTATCACACTAATTGGCGTAATTGCTTACTACTCATTTATCGGATTAAAGCGTTTGTGGTTCAAGCGATTGGGCCCTACGGTTTACTACCTGATTACAGGTGACGCTAAGGCGCTTCCAAGCAAGTAACTGTAATTCGGAAAGTCGGTCACCACAAACTGCACATCACGAACTACTACTGCACTAAGAATATTTCCTACGTGGTGTGCGGGTTTGTGGTGGCCGACAGAAAGGAGAACAAATGACGCTACAACAAGCTGACCAAATCATTCGACTGGTAAATCGCTTCGTACCTGAAGCAACGGCCTACATGGTAAACCCGTTTCGATATGGTGAGCCAAAACATGATGAAGGATATGCTGTTGAGTTCGGAGTGTTCAACACTACAATCACTAACTTTCAACTGGCTATCTATTACTACGGAAGGTTGGTGGGTGCATGACACAACAACAATTCCAAACTCTCATGAAGCTGTTTGATGATGCCGGAATTGAGTTGAAGTTTGAAGTTGATTTGTTTGGTGATTATACCGTACTACTTCCAAATGAAGATGGAACAGAATTCACACCAACGAACGACTTTCGAACTGCACAATTTTGGATTACGCGGAGGATGCCTAGATGAAAGTTGCTGAGTTTGTAAATCTACAACAAGTGTTGTCTTACAACGGTATTCATGATGTTGAAGCGCGTGCACTTCCAACTGGTGGTGTTCAACTTGGCATTCATGTTAAACGGCATATTGAATGGGCATTAACACGAGATGAAGTGTTTGACATTCTAGATGCAATGGAAGGGGGTGAATAAATGGATTTTTCAGCAGGTTCAACTGGTGTAGGTAACATTCACACACCAACGGCTAATCTACCGCTCAATGCATCAGTTGTGATTGAACGAGTTGGTAGTCGAAACAAGCAAATCAGCCAAGCAGAACGTCATGAAGTTTTGAAGGAACGCTTCTTGTTGAAGCACAGCAAGACACCACAGTTCTCATTTGGACAGATGCGACACTTACTGCACGTTGACGACGAAACAATTCTTCAACTCGAACGCGAGACTGGTCAAAAGCTACGGCGACCAAAGCCAAAACGGCACAAAAAAAGCATCCGATAGTTGGAGCTACCGAATGCACTGGGTATTTCAATTTCAGCATTGAATACCCGTTCAGATTAACACAAGGAGAATGGTATGGCAATTTTTACTAACAGCGATTACGAACCAGATGATGATCCAGCGCCTTGGGGTGTTGATTGGCAAGGTGACGAAATCGAAGTTGGAGAAGAAGATGTTGTACTCATCAACTGTGAATACGTTCGTCTTGATGATGCAGCGGATTGGCTAGTTGCCAATTCAACTCCTGTAAATACGGAGGACATTTAATGGCACAAGCAAACATTGACCGTCATGCCGACAACGTGCGACGCGCTCTAGGCGACCTATACTGGCAACAATTTGCCGGTGAAGACAAGACAGTTATCAAATTAGCCTTGCAAGACGTTAAGTCTGATATTGATAAGGCGTTAGAAGAATTGGGGGAATAGCATGCAATTCTACAAGAAAGGCCAGATTCCTAATTTTGGGAATATGTATTTCATATACGGCGGTAAGGGAACTGGTAAGACGAGCCTGGCAAAGCAATTGCCTGGTAACAAATTATTGCTAAGTTTCGACGGTTCAAGTAATGCAATTTCTGACACAGATGATATTCAAGTAATTTCATTTGGTCAGTCAGATGCAAAAGACGCACAGAAGCTGACGACGTATTGGTTAGATCGCCTGCTGTATGTGACAGAAGAAGATGGAAAGCGTCATTTGAGCGACGAGTTCGACGCAGTCATCTTGGACAATGTCACAGCATTGCAGAACTGGGTTATCAACAATATAGAGAACGCCAGTAAAGATGGTCGTCAAAATTGGAACACAGTTCAAATGTGGTTCCGCGACCTGGCAATGTGGTTGCGTGATACCAAACTACCAGTGCTGGCAACGGCTCACGAACTCACAACAGACTTGAAGGACGCAATTGGATCGCCATTGTTCAAACCTGATATGAATGACAAAACATTCAATGCATTTGCAGCACCATTTGATGTGGTGGGTCATATCTCAATTAAGAACGGCGAACGCATTGTTGACCTTGATCCTGAAAAGGGAAATCAAGGTGCTAACCGACTAGACGATCGCAAAGAAGCGTTGGCTTCAGAATTAATTAACAACACAGAAAATAACGAGGAAAACTAATCATGGCATTTACTTACAACTCAAACGACATTCAAGCACCTACTAAGCAATTGGCATTTGGGGGGGATTATCTAGTTAAGGTTCAATCTGCCGAGTATCAAGGCACAGAAGATAACCAACAACGTAAGACATACGGAGCCGACAAGTTCCACGTTGTATTCGAGGTTATGGACGGTACAGAAAAGGGTGCGACAATTCACCACTTCTTCATGGACGATTCATCAATCACTGCATACAACCCGTTCCGCTATCGAGAGATTAACGCCATGTTTGCTGGAATCGGTGGCATGAATGATGGTGTGGCCATTGAATTGAGTAACGTCGCACAATTCCTGCCAGAAAAGATTTTGTCAATTCGAGTGAATGAATTTGAGAAGCGAGTTACTAACCAAGGTAAGACCGTATTCAATCCAGTAATTGCCGACTTCGGTACGCCTATTCAAGCGTCACTGCCTGATATGGCAATTGCACGACCAAATCCAAATGGTGCTGAACAATCAATCGGAGCGTTTGGCGGCGCACAACCAACGTCTGCACCCACGCCATTTGACGGTAAAGCCGATCCATTCGCCTAATGAGTTACGCAATCAAGAAGTCGGGAATATATGGCGATTATGATTTAACCGATGATTTTGACCTAATCATATACGCTGAATCATTACCACAATTCCATGACGAAATTCAGGACTTAGATGATTTTAAGAGCAGACAGGCGCAATACTTCACGCCATCTAATCTCAAAGAAGGGCTAAGACGTAGTCGAGACAACATCGCAGATGTTCAAGGTATTTTGTTCGACTTGGACCAAGTGCAAGACCGAGATGAGTTGAAAAATAATTTCTACACTCTCATGACTAAAACGAAGTTAGAGATGTATATGTGGTTAACACCATCTGCCATAGCTTCAGGGGGTCACGAGAATGGTCACAGACTGTTTATTCCGCTTGATACACCTATTGACCCACGGCTACTGCCAAATGCCGTAGACGAGCTTACAATCGCTTTTGCAAAGGCAGGGTTTAATCTACTCAATTATGGCGTTGACTTATTAGCTTCCAAAACAGTTTCACGACTGATGGGTTTGCCACTTCAAAAGTCAGGCATGGTTGTGCCGTGGGACTTGCCAGAGCGGTTCAGATATACAGTTAAAGCAGAACTAAAAGAATCTGGGTTTGTACCGATATTCGGCGATGACGGATTCAGTGGGTTGAATGAACCAACAGTTGAAAACCTGACGAGTTTCATTTCCGGTTACATGGAAAAGCACACTATCACGTTTAATCAAGGCGAACGAGACAACAACTTAACTCGCTTGATTGGAGCTGTTGCCAAAGCATTCACAGGAATATCTGATGACGATTTACTCGAAGCGTTGGGTAACGTTGGGGTATCACAACAGCTTGATAACCCAGAAAAGGATGTGACCACAAAGACAAGACGATTATTGAAAGGATAAAGTATGGACAGCAATTTGAAGCTCAGGTCTGTCCGAGCATTTGAACAGACACAAATTCCGCACTCGCTAGATGATGTTTATGCGGGTCATGGAACTACCGACTTTGTAGACAAGTTGGACTGGTTATCATCACAAACGAAAAACGTAACCAAAGATGGAATGCACGGTGATATTAAGTACACGATTAACTCCGTTACTTTATTCGCCCGTTGGTTGATTGGTTTTGATGATTATGCAGTAAAAGATGATTGGGGCTACAAGTGGAACGGTAACTACTGGGAGCGTATGCCGGTTAAGCAAGTCTATAACATGATTGATGTTTCAATCGTGGCTATCACAGACATGCTGCATATCAGCTCAAATAAGAAACGTGAATTGCAACGAGACGTAAAGCCGTATCTGATTGAGCAGTCACGAACATTTGACGACTCAATCAAAGGTAATTACATTGCGTTCAAAGATTGGACGTTGAATGTTACGACTAACGGATTCTTTCCACCTGACAAGAATATGAACATCATTGATGGTTTTGACTTCTCGCCTGAAACAGAAAAATTCCCTGATACGTGGATTGCGTACGCACAATATATGTTCGGTGAAAATGCTCGATTCCTGTGGGCGTGGTTGGGATATGCGTTCCAAGCAAACATGAGTTGGAAACAAGGTGCATTATTCTTGCTTGATCCAATTGGTGGAACTGGTAAGACACACTTCATCACCAAGGTTACGCAAGCTATGTTCGGTTCAAACCGAGTTGGAGCTTTCAAGTTGAAGAATTTACAAGGTCAAGCCGCCCGCTTCGAGACCGCCCGCTTTGTTGGTAAGTCATTGATGGTAGATGACGACGCAACTAAGGTGCGATTTAAAGAAGATGATGTATTTAAGGCCGTGACTGGTGGTGGACTTTCACCAGTTGAACGAAAAGGTGTTGACGGTAGTGAGTACCGTATCACTGCCAAGATGATTATCAACGTGAATGAAATGCCGGTGTTCAACAATGGTGGTGCGATTACACGACGACTACACATTATCAAGACGGTCGCGCCGGTTGCAACTGCTGCTGAAATTGCAGAACGGAGCAAATTGTTTCCAGTTGAAAAGTTAGACGACGAAATTCCAGCACTAGCCACTTATGCAATTGAAATGTATCAAAAGGCAGTTGAAGAGGATTGGCAGATTGAGGGAAATATTGCCGACGACATTGTTGCGCTTGATCCGTTTAATGCATGGTTCCACACAATCAATCCAGGAACTTACAAGTCGGGGGATTTGTATGACAACTATGCAGCGTTTTATGAAGCGTTGGAGTTTGGCGGTAAAGATGACGTGCCAATGAGCAAGCAAGCGTTCGGCCGTAAGATGGCAAATTGGGCAGATAGGATTAACCGGCCTGATAGCAAATATTACAAGATTGGTTAATTTCTGATTTATGGCTGATTATTTCTAATTGGCTTTCTGATTAAACGCTGATATGCCGGCTTTTTTTCTATTATTTCTATTTTTTATTACTTTTCTTATTAATAGCTAAAAAGTAGTAATAAATAACAAATATATAGAAAAACAGCCTATATCGGAAATATTGGCAAACATATTGCCATGACAACGTTCAATCAGACATCAAAACAGAAATAATATCGGAAATATTAGAAATTGTTGGTGATTAACGAATGAACGAATTATTTAACAGTTTGGCAAACTTCCTTAAGCGTGAGTTTAGACAGTTGAACGATAAGTTGGACAGTTTGAAAGGTGGCGGTGACCAAACTGGTAGTGTGAAAATCTTTGACGCGCTGATTGAGTTGGACAATGAGTTCGCATCTGGAAACATGATGGGACAAAACGGGCAACGCAAGTTCAGGCCGAAGGGTTATCACGACTACCAAGACGAATTGGTTCAAGCGCTGGACGAGTTGAACGATAAGACGAAGTTGGAAATCAATCCGGATGACGCATTGGCAGTTAGTTTGGTGTTTTATCAGACGAGATTAAAGCAAACAACGAGATCAACTAAAGACTTAGACAACATGGAAAAGCCAACACTGGACGCTATGCAAAAAGCGCTTGGCTTTGATGACGCACAAATTGTTGATAAGCGCAGCCGAAAGATGATGCATTTCACACGGGCGCTTCGAATTGAAATTTGGCGGATGTAGTATCACAGACTGAGATGAGCCAGTGATGGCGGGTATGGGTGGGCAGTTAGGAGTTTAAACATGTTTGTAGTGAAGATTAAGTCGTCAACAGGGGTGGTAAGTCAGCGACGGTACTTGGATAAGAAAATGGCTCTGGGTGTAATGTTCGGTCTCAGGTCTGCCAATCAGCAAGCGTGGTTGGAGTACGAACCAACAGACGAAGAAATTCGAGAAGCACATGATCGTGCATTGTTGGCTGATTTTGTTAGGTGGATTTCCGAAAATGAATTATCACAATATGCTGCGGAAAGAGATTCCGTAATTGGCGAATTTATGAAGGAGCGTTACTAATGCGCATTACGGGCAAGAAGATGAACGAGTACGCACAAGGTCGCGGTTACACGAATTGGTACGAGTTTCGTGAAGATGTTGGCTATCAGGTAGCGCAAGAGGCATTGGAACAGATTGAGCTGGAGGAGGACTAATGACGCTAAACAATTTGAAGGACGTTTTTGAAAATCCGGATCAGCTACCATTTTTCACGCCAATCTTGTTCAATACAATGGGCTTTTATGTGGGATATGTTCGTGTACCTGCTGACTTTCTCGTTAAGCTTGATGTAGCAACTGAACATTCATTAGTTACTTTCTCTCTAAAAGGTGTGGATTATCTAGACGAGGCATTCAATGGGTATACAGATAACGAAATTACATTTGGAAATGTAGCTAAAGATGGTTCTGTGATTTTTGGAATTGATGATAACCATATCGTAGCGAAATATTACGAAGGCATGGAACACGATACACAAGCGTTAGCGGACTTTTTGAAGAGTATATATGAGAACCGTGAATTGTTGGAGGAGGACTAATGGCAATTGCAGGAGTTAAGCCGCTTGATCAAGTTAAAACAATTTATATCAACCCGATTAGTGGTGAACCATTGGCGGTTAATGACGTAGCGGCTGATAAATACTACGACACGGAAAAAGTCCGCGAGATTTTGGAGCGTTACGACGATTGGATTCAGGTTGTTGGTAATGATGACGTTACTGGATTTATGGAAAGTGGTGAAGAATAATGACATACGAAGAATTGATTGAATCACAATTGTTGCTTGGTAAAGCGGCATCGTCTGCAGTTGTTGAAATTTTACAAAGCGAAAGCAAGAAAGCGGTTGTACAGGGTTTCCGTATATTTGAAGACGAATCAACTGACGCTTGGAAAATGACTATTGAAAAGGTGGAAGAATAATGGCATTACCACCAATTCTAGACATGACATCAGGGAGCCGCATGATGTGGTTCGACAAGGATAATCCAACTGCTCTATTTTCTGATAAGCGCCAAATGTTTGAAGAATTACCAAGCGGACATGTGATTGATGTTGCACCAGACGTGATTACTGATTGGTCTGAAGGCTTGCCATTTCCAGATGAGTCTTTTCATCTGGTGGTATTCGATCCACCACATTTAATTCACGCTGGTGAACATAGTTGGCTGGCCAAGAAGTACGGTGTACTTGATGAAGTATCTTGGCCATTTATAATTCGCGACGGATTTGATGAAGCAATGCGAGTTTTGAAATCGTTTGGAACATTAGTTTTCAAATGGAACGATAGCCAAATTCCGTTGAATGAGTTACTTACCGAAATACCATACAAGCCATTGTTTGGACAGAAACGTGAAAAGACACATTGGTTAGTTTTTATGAAAATGGAGGAAGACTAATGACAATTGCAGGAATTAAACCAGAATATGAAATGAGGGCTTTAATTGAACACGCACCGGCTTATGTACCCCATGGTTTTGCTTTATACCCAGAAGAACAGGTGCGCGAAATTTTAATTAAGTTTGCAAGTCAACATGTTTTGTTTGGGAGTGGCGAACCTGTTCCAACGGTTGATGAGTTCATGAAAGATGGCGAATAAGAATGGAAAACGATAAGTTAAAAGCAGCGTTCATGCTAGGACGCATAGAAAGCGATTTTTTCGCAATGGCTACTATTACGTCACAGCCAGACGAATTTATTAAAGACCGCTCAGCAATGTTTGATACGGTCAAACAGGCAATTTTAGATGAGTAAGGCTTGGTTGGCCCGCGTGTTTAAGTTGGAGCAGTTTACTGATAGTTCTGGATTTGAACGAGCAAATACGAAACTAGTAAAGCACCGAACGTTTTACACAAAGGCAGAAGCATTGGTTTACAAGTTCACCATGGAGGAACAGCCGGACGTGAAGGTTGTGATTAAGCCAAATGAGTGACGGTAAACAAAAAACGCCAGACCGAAGTCCAGCGCCATGTAAAAAATTCAAGGTAAGTTCATTTTAACATGGTTCGGAGGACGTAGGGAATGGCACTTTTACCAGCGGTGAATGAGAAGGCAACAAGAGAAGCGGTTCGAGAGTTTTTTGATAGTGAGTGGCCACGTATTGTTAACATGGCTGATATGGGATATGTTGATTTGAAGTCAGTTGAGATTTCAGACATGCCAAGTGCGCGATCATTTGGCAATGCTAACGATGAGAGGTTCACGAACCACACTGATGCTGTGTACTACTACGATGCCGTTGTCCATGCCATTAAAGTAATGACACAGCCACACAGGCACTTCATGTGGTTACGATACGTTCGACACTTAGAATGGTTACAAGTAGAATCACTGACTGGTTACAGCACCAGACGTGGTCAAGAGATTATCGACGAAGCGTTTCTGTTGTTCGCTGATAATTTTTCTGACGTTGAGGATTTACGAGTTAAAGAATAATTTGGAAAGCGCGTATATGGTTCATAACTGTCGCATGCAAGGTGCGGGCATTCCAAGTTACTATGATAGAGTACCAAAATTGAAACAAAGCATGTGTGGCGGAATAGGTAGACGCATAATACAATTAAAGCTCAGGCATATCGGGTAAGCCCTGGACGTGTCAGGTGCAAATCCTGACCACATGCATCACATAGCACAAAATAAATTAAAGGATAATATTCCTTATATTTGTTTTAAACGACACTGCCAGTTGCTATGTCTGGCGTACATATCAATAAAGAGTATATGAATATACTTTCACTTTTTGTTTTCGTGCCGTGGCTCCAGATATGTGAGCGCACGGTTTTTTCAACTTCAGGATATTTTTACGAAATCAGTATGTTAGAATTTACTCTACTAGGAGATTTATGTATGGATATTTTATTAGAATTTGTTGATAGTTTATATGATTTGGTGATATCTATTTTCAATTGGATGGATAAACATTCAACTATCGCAGATTGGCTCAGCAGTATAGCTACAGCTATAGCAACGGTTACAGCATTGTATTTATCAAAAAAAGAACCCCAAAAAATCCATTTTAATTTGGCGGAGGGGAGAGTATTTAATTCTGATTTTGACTACAGTAGAGTAAGTATTCAAAATTTTAAAAGTAAGTTAAGGGATAAAACAGTAACTCTCCATTGGTTGAATGTCGCAATGCTTAATGCAGATATGTTTGATGTCGTTGTGGTTGAAAGCGGAATAATTGTTAAGGGGAGTTTTAAAAAACAAATACTCAATAAAGATAGTGTTTTTACTGTCAGAGCGAATAGCCGTGAATTTATTAATTTCGGAAATGCGTCCGGTAGTGGCTTAGGACACCTTGTATCTTTAAGCAGTTACAGTCTCAACCCTTTTATTACGGGCAGAAGTGTTACTTTTAAGGTATATGTAAAAGATTCAGTGGGGAGAATTTATAAATCAAAATATTATCACCTTGATATGTTTTAAAAGCGCTATAAGCGCTTTTTATTTTGCACTGAAAAGGAGCGATGACATGCACAAGAACTTAATGGGTAAGTTGATTAAGAGTAACAATGTCAATCGTGGGGAATACACGTACATTTATTTTGCTAATGGATTAGTTGATATAGTTACTAACGGTGGTAAGCAATATTCACGCAACACGGCGTTTGATGGTCGATTCGATGAGAATGCATAGGTGTGCAGAGATTGGTTGCCGTGAGTTGATTAAACCAGGTTGGACGTATTGCCAACCACATTATGAAGCACGCATGAAGAAGTATGTACATGCTAAGCAGGTGAATGCAGACCGCAATGCTCAGACGTTACGTGGCCAGTATGAACTATCACAGGCAACCAAAGAGTATGACAGTACAAGGCGACAAGAGCTTCATGATGGCTTCTACAACACTAAGCAGTGGAAGAAGATAAGCGCATACGTTAAGAGCCGTGATGGTTATGCTGACGCGGTTGACGGTAGGTTATGGGATGACGGTGAGTTGATAGTGGACCACATTATACCAAGATGACTACTACCCAAGGGTGAACAGTTAGACACAAGTAACTTATGGTTACTGACTAGAGCACAACACAATCATAAAACGGCAGTTGAGAAGAAGTTGAGTGAGAATGTGTTGAAGCATGCAAGTCGTGACTGGTGGCGTAACGCATTGCGTGAGAAGCTATTCTACATTTATTGATTGACTATTTAACCAAGTGGATATACCATTTGTGTGTAATATATTATAAATTACCTGAGGGGGTATGATCATGGCTTTAGAAGACAAGATTGATGGCGCAAAGGATCAAGTAGCAGGTAAGGCGAAGGAAGTTGAAGGTAAAGTTACTGGAGATGAAACTCGTGAGGCAGAAGGTAAGGCCCAAGGACTATTGGGTAAGGCCAAGGATTCCTTTGGAGATGTTAAGGATGCTGCAGAAGATGTAGTTGAAGACATCAAGGAAAAGTTTGATAAGTAATTTTTTAATACTTCCAAATACTTACTCGCTGTATTTGGAAGTATTCTTCTGTTCCTTTAGCTCAGTTGGTTAGAGCAGACGGCTCATAACCGTCCGGTCACTGGTTCGAGACCAGTAGGGAACATGGCATGGATTGATAGATGTTAGGTATATTTCATTTCTATATGTGCCACACCACCTACACAGATGTCTATCAATCTTTGCTTTTATAAGCCGATATGGCGGAACTGGCATACGCAGCGGACTTAAAATCCGTCCCTTAATTGGTTGTGGGTTCGAATCCCACTATCGGCATATGCACATCAGGTAGCAATCATTTGATTGTTGCCTTTTTATTTTGCAGTGAAAGGATAACGGCATATGAGCTTGAATGAGCGACAGGAACGGTTTGTTGATGAATGGGTCAGAAATGGCGGAAACGGCGCACAGGCGGCACGCGAAGCTGGTTATAGCGAAAGAACAGCTAGAAGTATCGCACAACGTTTGTTGACAAATGTTGACGTTAAAGAAGCTATCCAAGCAAGACAAGCCGAACTCCGAGAACAGCGACGTATGACAACTGACAACGTGATCGAATTCTTTGAAAAGGTTGTTCAGGGTGAAATAGGTGAGCAGGAAGTGACGCCGTCTGGAAAAGTTATTGAGGTGCCAACAAAGGTTAATAACCGGATTAAGGCTGCCGAAAACTTGGGTAAGGTACTTGGTATCTTTCAGGCTGAAAGTGTCGTAGAAGTGAAACCAATCGTTGTGATGGGTGATTACACGGAGGATAATGATGAGTAAGAATGAACAGTTGACGTTGGAGTTTCCAAAGCCGGCGCGAGTGTTCAACAAACAAGTCTTTGATTATCTGTACGATTACGACTCACGAGTTGATTTGTGGTATGGCGGTGCATCGTCTGGTAAGTCCGCTGGTGTGGTACAGAAAGTTATTTTAAAAGCGTTGGGTGATTGGAAAATCCCCCGGCGCTTTTTAATTTTGCGAAAAGTTGGTGCGGCTGTTAAGGACTCAATCTTCGAGGACTTTATTTCACGGCTGACCGAGTGGGGCCTGATGCCATACGCAAAGGTTCGAAACACTGATTATCGAATTAAGCTATCGAATGGAGCTGAGTTTATTTTCAAAGGGCTTGATAACCCAGAAAAGATTAAGTCAGTAAAGGGTATCAGCGACGTCATGATGGAAGAGGCCACTGAGTTCACGTTGGATGATTTCAATCAACTTGATTTGCGTTTGCGTGAACGTAAGCATCCCCAGAAACAAATATTTATTATGTTTAACCCAGTGTCTAAAGCCAATTGGGTGTATAAGCAATTCTTTGAGCGAACGGATCCGGACACGAAAATTCATTTGTCGACGTACAAGGACAATAAGTTTTTGGATGACACCAATCGACGACGTATTGAACAACTGAGCGAAACCAACGGCGCATACTACAAGATTTACGCGCTGGGCGAGTTTGCGACACTCGATAAGCTGATATTCCCTAAGTACGAGAAACGACTTCTACGGGCGGACAGTGACGAATTAAAGAGTGTACCGTCATACTTCGGACTGGACTTTGGATATACCAATGACCCGACGGCATTTGTGCATATCAAGCTGGACGTTGAAAACAAGGTGCTATATATCCTGGAAGCAACCGGTAAAACGGGGATGTTAAATGGTGAGATAGCACAGATGATTAAAGACTTAGGACACAGCAAAGAAACGATTATTGCTGATGCAGCCGAGCCAAAATCAATTGCTGAGATACGCAAAGCTGGTATTGACCGGATAACAAAGGCGCGCAAAGGGCCTGACAGCATTAGACACGGTATTGAATACTTACAGCAATTCAAAATCGTTGTTGATGAGCGGTTGTTTCAGGTGATTGAGGAGCTGGACAACTACACGTGGCAGAAAGATAAGAAGACAGGCGAGTACATTAACAAGCCGGTTGATAGTTTTAACCACTTTTTGGACGCGGTTCGTTACGCAGCCGACAAGCAGTCGCTTAAGAGTGCTGATTCATTTGAACAAAAGCTGAGAAAGGCACGCACGTACTTTGGATAGGAGCAGTTATGAGTATTGATTTTTTGAGAAAAGGCCGGTTTAATCCCAGTGCGAATGACGTATTCTTTATGAATGCTGATGATTACGCAATTATGGACCCGGCGGCAGAAGGATTTATTAATCAGTTAGATCGTTTCGTTAACCGGCATAAGTCGTCACAAGTTAAACGGCTAAAAGCGTTGAAGCGTTACTACCTTGCTGACAATGATATTCGTTATAAGGAGCCAAAGTCGGATAAGACAGCGGCAGACAATCGTATTGCCAGTGATTTTGCACGATACATTACGATTTTTGAGCAGAGCTACATGCTAGGTAAGCCGGTGGTTTATAAGAATGCGGCAGATACGACGTTGCAAGAAGAGATTGATGATTTTTCAAAACAGAACAATGAGAGTTACCACAATGTGCTAATTAAGACCGACTTGTCAATTTACGGCCGTGCCTATGAGTTGCTATACGTTGACGGTGATGAGAATAACGTTCAAGTAAGGCTTGCCCGATTAAACCCGGAGCAAGTCTTTGTTGTATATGACGATACGGTGCAACGTAATTCGTTGTTTGCGGTTCGTTATTACCGCGTTCGATACGAAGAAGGCAAGTTCCGTGATTTTGTTGAAGTGTACACGAACGATAAGGTGTATTACTACCGCAATGACAATCAAGAAGCTGGAGGCATGAAGTTTGTTGAGGAAACAACTCACGAGTTCGACGGTGTGCCGGTTACTGAATATGCCAGCAACGAGGACAGGACAGGTGCTTATGAAGCTGTTCTGGATACAATCGACGCTTATGATTTGGCCCAATCAGAATTGGCAAATACTCAGGAAGATTTCAACAATGCACTGTTGATGATTAAGGGTAATCCATTCACTGGTAGTGATGATAACCCGGTAATTGTTGACGACGACGGCAAGGAAATGCCAAATCCTAACTTCATTGGTAATGTGGTTGCACAAATGAAGCAGGCCCGCTTGTTGATTATGGACGACAATCCTGACGAAAACGGTGCTGAACCTGATGCCGAGTATCTGACAAAGACTTACGACTCAGCCGGTACTAAGGCGTACATTGACCGATTGGTTGGTGATATTCTGCGGTTTACGTTTACGCCAGATACCAGTGACCAGAACTTTTCGGGTGTTCAGTCTGGTGAAGCTATGAAGTATAAGCTGATGGCTGCCGACAATCGTCGTGTGACACAAGAACGTTTGTTTGAACGTGGACTTATGAGACGTTTGCGCTTAGCGGTAAATGTTTGGCGTATCAAGGGTAATTCAAGCGTTAATTATGATGCCATCAATGACACGGAAATCTTGTTCACGCCAAACATTCCACAGAACGTGAATGAATTGATTGCTAACGTTAAGAGCTTGTATGGCATTGTCAGCGATGAAACGTTACTTGAACTGCTGAAGCAATTCACTGGTGTTGATGCAGACGAAGAACTGAAGCGATTGGAGAAGCAAAAGGCTGACAATCAGTTGATGTTCAACGGTCAAACCAATGATTATCCAAATCCTGATCAAGAAGGTGTAATCGAAGATGGTGACGAGTAAAGATTACTGGACAAAACGCATGGACGGCATATTCGATAAGCTGGATAAGAAGGAAGTCAAAATCAATGATGAGTTGATGAAGTATTATCAGGATGCGCTGACCGATATTAACGATAAAATCTACAAGTTCTATGACCGATACGGCAAAGATAACGGGTTCGATTATGAAGAAGCCATTAAACAGGTCAGGGACACCGATTTAAGCGACTATGTGAAGCGTGCGAATAATTACCGTAAAGGTCTGAAAAACGACGCAGAAGCGCTTAAGAGGCTTAATGCGCAATATGTTACGGCGAAGATTAACCGTCTTGAATTGTTGAAGCTTGAACTTGAATTCTCAATGATACAAGCGACGAATGACCAGGAAGGTACGTTGACTGATTATCTTTCTAATCAGAGTAAGTATATTTATGGGGCGGCGGTCGCTGGACAAGCTGTTTCAACATTGAATAATCGTGAAATCAAAGAGATATTGTCTAGCCAATGGAGTGGTGCTAATTACTCAACGCGCATATGGCGTAATGCGGATGTGATGGTCAATGCATTGAAGGACGCGTTGGTTCAAGCAGCTATTCGTGGTGATAACCCACGTGTGACGGCGCGTGCATTGGCAAAGAAGCTGGGTTCAGGACGTTATGTGACAGAACGTTTGGTGCGAACTGAATCAACTTACGTTGCTAATCAAGCAATTTCACGTCGTTATAAAGATTCGGGTTTTAAGAAATATGAATTCGTAGCGGTGATGGATGACCGGACGTCTAATGTTTGCCGTGGATTGAACGGTACAGTGCACAAGTTGTCAGATTTTGTATCTGGTGACAACGCACCGGCTATGCATCCGAACTGCCGTAGTCGTATTGTGCCGAGTGATGATGACTTGGCAATGTTTGATAAGTATTTGGACAAAACGTCTGACGATTAATTTCGTTAGGCGTTTTTGTATTGCCCGACTTTCCCAGCGTAGTCGTTAAAGAACGTTGTTTCGTCGCCGGACGTAAAACGAGTATAGCCGGCGGGCGTAAAACGTTAAGGAGTTGTAATGGCAGAAGTAGTTGAAGACCAAGAGCAAGTGACGGACGTGGCGGACAATGACGCTACACCTGAAACTGGCAACAGTGAGAAGACGTTCACACGAAGCGAACTATCTAAGATGATGGCAGCTGAAAAGGCCAAGTGGGAGAACGAGAAGCAAGCTGAAGTTGAAAATGCCAAGAATGAGGCAGAACGCTTAGCTAAGTTGAGTAAGGATGAGCGTTCTGCTGAGATGGCAAAGAAGCGAGAAAACGAATTGGCAGAGCGTGAACGCAAGGTGCAACGTTCGGAATTGTTGATTGAAACGCGCGATCAATTAAATAATTCGGGATTGCCAGTTGAATTTGCTGAAATGGTCATGGCTGATGATGCTGAACAAATTCAAAACAACATCAAAGTGACCAAGACGGCCTTTGATGAAGCAGTTGAGCGTGAAGTGAACAAGCGATTGCTACAAAAGACGCCTAAGAATGGTGGTGCCAGTGGTACTGCAATGACTAAGGCCGATATTCTAGCAATCAAGGACACAAAGAAACGTCAACAAGCGATTGCAGAACACATTGACCTATTTGGTCGTAACTAAGATTGGAGAATTAAAACATGGCAGAAAATAACTTGAATGTAGCAGCAGACTTGGGAGAAATTAAGTCAATTGATTTCTTGAACCGATTTGGAACGTCAATTAATGACTTATTGACATTGTTGGGCGTTACCCGCATGGAGCCAATGACGTCGGACATGCAAATTAAGCTTTACAATTGGAACACAGACGTTGATACGGCTGCAACAGTTGGCGAAGGTGAGACGATTCCATTGTCAAAGGTCACTCGTAAGTTAGCCCGTACGGTGCAAGTTGGATGGATCAAGAAGCGTCGCGCGGTTTCGGAAGAAGCGATCGCACGTCATGGTGCCGACATTGCTATTGACCAAGCCGACACGAAGCTTATGCGTGAAATTCAATCAGGCATCAAGACTGATTTCGTAACGGCGTTGGGTGAAACAACGAACACGTTGACGGCAGGTGATTTGCAAGTCGCTTTGTCAAAGTCTTGGGGGAAGTTGCAAACTATTCCAGAATTTGAAGGTGCTCCATTGGTTTCATTCGTTAACCCAATGGACGTTGCAAACTTTTTGGCAGGTAAGCCAATTCAAGCTGACGCATCAAACGCTTACGGTATGACGCTGTTACAAAACTTTATCGGAGCTGACAAGGTAATTTCTTTGGGTTCAATTCCAGAAGGAAAGGTATTCACGACGGCCGTTGATAACATTGTCTTGGCTTACTTGGACATGCAAAAGTCTGATTTGAGCCAATACTTCGTTGATTACACTGACGAAACTGGTTTGCTGGCTGTTGTATCAAGCAAGAACACGTCAAATTTGACGCTTGAAGCAACATTTACTGGTGCTATGAAGTTGTTCGTTGAAATTCCTGATGGTGTGGTTGCTGCAACGTTGGGTACTGAAACAACTACGGAATCACCTGATAAGCCAGCTTTGTAAAAAGGAGAGTGATCATTTATGACTACGGAACGCATGAAGCTTGCAAAGGGCTTTTTTGATACTGAGACAAATTTGGAATATAGCGCCGGCGACATGTACCCACGTTACGTTGAACCAACTGCCGAGCGCATTGCCTTTTTGAAGGATGCGGGTGTGTTTGAGGAAGTTAACGAAGGTACTGGAGAAACTTTTGAAAAGCCAACTGATAAGAATACAGTTGATGAAATCAAGGGTTATTTGGATCAAGTAGGAATTGAATACGACAAGGCAGCTAAGAAGGCTGATTTGTTGGCTTTGATTACCGATTAAGAGGTGTCATGTGGCTGAAGATACTTTGAGTAAGGTTAAGTTATTGCTTGGTATCAAGGACAAGCTACAAGATGATCTGCTAACGTTGCTTGTCTCGGATAGCCAGGAACGTCTTGTTAGTTATATCAACCAAGACAGTGACACTGATATTAAGTTTCCAACTGGTATTGATTGGGTACTGCGAGAAATCACGGTACGCCGATACAACCGTATTGGGGATGAAGGTAAGACGTCATCTAACGAAAGTGATGTATCCGTGTCATGGCGTGATGATGATATTGCAGACTACGCAACGTACTTGAATAAGTACCGCAAAAAGCGTGGTGGTCGGGGCATTGCGAGGTTCTATTGATGAGATATGAAAACCAAGTGAAGTTGACAATCAGGACGCCTTCAAGTGACCCTGACAATGAATACGAAGAACAAACAACCGATTGGATTGAAGCGCACATTACTGGTGTTTCGTCACAGATGAACATCAATGTGTTTGGTTCTTACAAATCAGATGCAGCGGCTATACATTTAAAAGGGCATTATTTTGGCGTACAGAACGTTTTAATCAATGGGGTTACAAGGAAGCCACAGGCGGTTATTAACGCGCGTCAGAATACTGTGCTAGTCGTACAGGGGGTGTAACCATGGGACGCAATGGTGTAACGATTAACTTTAGTGGTTTGGATAGCTTAATTAAGGGGTTCGAACGACAACCTGCAGTTATTAAGACTGAAGCGACACGCATTATCAATACGGTTGCTGCTAAAGTCGAAAAGACTGCCGCTGAAGAAGCGCCTGAAGATACGGGGTATCTCTTACAACACATTATGGCTGAACCAAAGGGCGCACTTAATGCACAGGTTATTTCAACTGCTCGTTATTCGATATACCAGGAGATGGGTACACGAAAAATGGCAGCGCACCCCTTTATGGGACCCGCAATAAAAGCGCATGAGAAAGATTTGTACACAATGCTATCAAACTTGTTAAAGGAGGGACTACGTTGACGAATTCACCATTTGTTGAACTATTGAAGGATTTGGAAAAGCGAGTAGCTGACCAGGTTAACGTGCCAGTGTTTCGTGTATTACCAGATTCAGAACAACCAGAACCGTTTGTTGTTTTAAGTGATCACACGGATAACGACTTGGCATTAAGAACGGGATTGGCTGCCAGCGATATGACACTGTCGGTTCACGTTTTCTATCCTGCGAATAGTCGTATCAAGTTTGAAGATGCGCTGTACAAGTTGCGTGGCGTCATTGCACAGTCAAACCGTGTGATTAACGTCAGCACTAGTCAGACGGTGTTTGATAATTCAATCGGACGTGATGTTTATCATGCTGTAATCAGCGTGAGAGCAATTATTTAGGAGGAAATATGGCAGATAAGTTTATTGATAATGGTGTGGAGCAAACGAAGGGTAACCCAATCCTTGCCAAGATGATTTGGTACTTTTTGCAAGCTACTAACGCACCAGTAGGAAGCAAGGCAGTGTTGCCTGCAGCACAAACTAGCGGAACGTTGACAATTGGTGGTGACTCAATCGACGAGCAAACGAAGTTCGGTCGTGTTGTTTTGCCATCAACTAACGAAGACTCAATTGATTTGGAGTCATACGTTGTGCCGGGTGATAAGGCAATCGATATTATTAAGAATGCAAAGCACGACGGTAAGCAAGTTAAGGTTTGGCGTGTGGTTGTTGATGATCGTGTTGCCGAGACTGAAACAGATGCCGACGGTAAGGCGCACAAGGTATTCCCGGCTGATTTCGGTTACGGAGTTGTTGATGAGTTAGAGTTGGACGACGGAGATGACATGGTTTCAGCATCATACACGTTGAATATCTTGGATAAGTTGAAGACTGGTACATTCCCACTTACTGACGAGCAAATCGCAGCGTTGAAGGACATGTACGAGTTCGAGCGCCCAGGAGAGACGACTGGTGACTTCGGACCAGAGATGGACGGCACAACAGACGTACCGGCACTTTAATTTTTTAGGGTTCTCATTAATTTGGGAGCCTTTTTATTATGTCCGAAAGGGCGCCAAAAATATTTTAATTACGAGGTAAAACAAATGGCTATTGAATTGAACATTAAGGGTAAGCAAGTAACAGGCAAGTTTAACTTTGGGGCTTTCTACAAGGCAAACAAGTTGCTGTCAACCGAGCAAGACGGCGTTAGCAATGGTGATGGGGCGGTGAACTTGTTCTACGGAATTGTTACAGGGGATGTGATGATGTTGCCGTCAGCGATTGCAGTATTGACACCAACAAAGCTGACTGACGAACAGTTGAGCGATTCCGTTGATGAAATGGTTGCTGCACATGACGGAGATATTGATGCGGTGTTTGACGAGATTAAGGGAGAGTTACAAGACTCAGGTTTTTTCGCAAAGGCGGTCAAGAACCAAATCAAGTCAATGGACATGGTTCGGGACGCGCTAATGGAGAAGGAGAACGCAACGGAAGTTCAAAAGAAGGCATTCGACGATATGTTGAACACGTTGAAAGAAAACGTCTAATCGTTGAAGCTTCACGCCAGGGTATTACTGAGATTCCTTACATTTTTTCGCTGTATAAATGGGAACTTGAAGCGTTGTTTGAAGGTGCTGCAATGGCAAGAATTGACTCTGAAGAACGACAAGCTGTCTACCTATTCAACCAGCGATACGTTGAAAATGCGAAGAAGCCGAAGATGAAAAAGATATTTGACCGCGCCAAGTTAGAGCGCAGCGTTAGAAATATTTTTGAGCCAAGCAAGGACGAACGAAAGTCTGAGCGTCGGCGATTATATGATCGAGTGCGCAAAGCATTTTCATAATGAAAGGAGGAATTGAATGTATAACGGTGGAGAAGTTATTGCACACATTGGTGCTGATATTAGCGAATACACCAGTGCCATGAAACAGATTGGTAAGGATACGACAGCCAATCTAGGAGGCGCACAAAAGGTTGCATCGACCGTTGGTAAAACAATGATTGGTGTGGGTGCTGCGACAACTGTGATGGGAGTTAAGTCACTGAAAGGCTTTGGTGAATTTAATCAAAGCTTGAACTCTGCCGCAGTTATCGCGGGTGGTACGTCGAAAGACATTGATGGATTGGCCGACGTTGCGAACCGAATGGGTGCTGAATTGCCACTGAGTGCGCAAGACTCTGCTGATGCCATGGTCGCTATGGCACGAGATGGTGCGTCAATCAGCGACATTAAGAAAGAGTTCCCGTCAATCGCACAAGCTGCGACTGCTGCAGGTTCTGATTTGCAACAGACAGCCGGTGTTGTACAAAACGCCATGAATATTTGGGGTAAGTCGATTGGGTCACCACAGCAAGCGGCTGCAACGTTGGTGACAACAGCCAATTTGTCTAATGCTTCAGTTGAAGATATGCAACACGCTTTGGCAACAATTGGAGCAACAGCTAATTTGGCTGGTATGTCTATGCAAGATACGTCTAGTGCAATTGGTTTGCTGACAAATCAGGGGTTCAGTGCGGCTGATGCTTCACAAGATTTGAACCACGCTATTTTGCAGATGATGGCTCCGTCTGATAAGGCAAGCGGATTGATGAAAGATTTAGGGTTGAGTTTCAAGGATTCCCACGGAAACATGAAACCGTTCAAGCAGATTGCCCTTGAAGTTGCAAAGGCCACTGATGGAATGGGAAAGGCTGATAAGGCTGCGGCGCTTAAGACTATTTTCCACTCAGCCGGTATGAAGGCTATGGTGCCTATCATGAAGGCCGTGGAAGATAAAACTGGCGACACCAAGACAAGTTGGGATGCGTTCACCGGTGCTGTTAACAAGTCGACGAGTTCTCAAAAAGTCGCCTCGAAGGTTTTGGAAGAGCAAGCCAACGAAATGCAAAAGAACGTTGGAGCCAAGATTGAACAAGTTGGTGGTAATTGGGAGTCGCTATCGAATAAGGCAATGGCATCCAAGAGTGGTGTCTCAAGTACCTTGCTAGACTGGACAAACAACACGTTGAATTGGGCACAATCAAGTGATTCAGGTTTTGCTAAGGTGACACGTGACTTTATCGGTCTTGCACCTGTAATCGGGCCAGCGACAACTGCAGTTGGTGGTTTCTTGGCAAGCGCTGGGAAGATTACTGGCACAGTGTCGGCCGCTGGTAAGGGGCTGTGGAATGCTGGAAAAGCAACTAGTGAATTCTTAGGGAAGGTTTCTGATGCAGGTGGTTTCGTAAGCTGGATTAAGAACACAAAGTTGTTCACGTTGGCTAACAAAGCAAATACTACTGCCACAGTTGCAGAAACAACAGCACAAAAAGGACTCAATACTGCTGTGAAGGCAAATCCAATGGGAATCATTATAACTGCGATAGCTTTGGTTGTTGCGGCATTAGTGGCTTGGTTGACACAAACTAAAAGTGGACAGGCCGCTTGGAAAAACTTTACGTCGTGGCTGTCCGATACATGGTCGGGCATGGTAACGTTCTTCCAAGGTGTTTGGAACTCAATCACCACTCTGTTTAGTTCAGCAATGGATGGTATTAAGTCTGGTTGGCAGGCAACGGTAACGTTCTTCAGCAATTTGTGGAGTGGAATTGTAAACGTCTTCACGACGATTTGGAGCACTATCCAAACGGGCTGGCAAAACTTCACATCAATTGTGAGCGGTCTATGGCAATCTGCTGTGGGTGTGTTCAGCACAGTTTGGTCAGCGATTACAACGTTCATGCAACCGATTATCGACACAATCGTCGGACTTTGGAACAACTTCACAACTACGATTTCGGGTATCTGGAACGGGATCATCAAGATTGCGTCTGGTATCTGGGGATTGATTAAGGCAGCAGTCATGGGTCCTATTCTGTTGTTGCTTGATGCAATGACGGGTAATTGGAACCAAATGAAGGAAGACGCTGTAATGATTTGGAACAGCGTTGTTGATAGCGTCAAAAGCATTGTTAGTGGTTTGGCGCAAGCAATTTCAAGCTACGTCACTGGTATCTCAAACTTTGTTTCAACGATTTGGAATGCAATTGCCAGTGTTACGTCTAAGGTTTGGAATGCAGTCAAGGACGCTGTCGTTGGATTTGTTTCTGGTATTTGGCAAGATATTCAAAATATCTGGTCAGCTATCCCAGGATGGATTGATGGACTTTGGAATAACGTGAAGAACGGTGTATCTAACGCATGGAATTCTATGTGGCAGGCTATTGTTAGTTTTGCTAAAGGTATCATCAATGATATTCAAAACATTTGGAACTCAATTCCAGATTGGATTTCTGGATTATGGAACAATGTAAAGGATGCCGTTGTAGGTGCATGGAACGGAATTTGGCAAGGAGCTGGCAACTTTGCGAATGGTGTTGTGAACGATATTAGTAAGGCGTGGAATGGATTAGCTAATTGGATTGGCGGTTTATGGAATGGCGTAAAGAATGCAATTTATGCAGCAATGAACATTAATTTGTACGATGCCGGTAGGGCAATCATGATCAGCTTCTGGAATGGACTTGTTTCGCTTTGGAATAAGGTGCAGAAGTTCGTTGGTAACATTGCGCAATGGATACGTGACCACAAGGGGCCAATTAGTTATGACCGCAAGTTGCTTATTCCAGCTGGTAGAGCGATTATGACCGGATTTAACGACGCGTTGAACGATACGTTTGGGGATGTTAAAAAGTCCGTTTCTGGTTACGCAGACCAAGTTTCTGATGCATTTGGCAGTGTTGATTTGTCCAACGTACAGTCTCAATTACAGGGTGTACACCAAATGATGAAAGACCAGCTTAGTGCGAATGCTAACGTCACTGCTAGCACACAACTTGCTGGAGCTAACGGTGTGACCTTCGGTGCTGAACTTGATGATGATGTCTTGAATGCACCTAGTGCAGTAGTTGAAATTGAAGTCCATCAAGAGTGGGACGGTAACAAGGTGCGTACATACTTGGCTAATAAGGACGCACGTAACGAAGCAAAGGTTAAGTTGATCAATAAGCGTTAGGAGTGCTCAATGGATTTATTAATTAAAAAAGGCGATGTGCCACAACGTTTATCGGAACTTGGCGTGATTGTGACTGATATTTCGCGTGGAACACCTAGTCTAGACATTCAGACACAGAGCGTTGCTTTTAAAAACGGTAAAAAATTTCAAAATGCTACGCACAGCGAGAAGGCAATCACAGTGACTGGTTATTACTATGCGGCCGGCATTGAAGCTGACTTAAGAATGCAAGATAAGTTGAATGGTGTGTTCGGTAGTCTTGAACCGTACTTCATTGCAGAGATGATTGAGGAACGTCAGGATATGTATGGCTATGAACGGCCGGGCGAAAGTCAAAATCCGATTATGCAACAGTTGAGTAATGACGGCGTACAAGACCAAATGGTGACATACGTTGATTATAACCATTCTGCATACAAATACGGGTTTATCGTTTTGTTATCTGATGTAATTGACTACGAGACACAAGGAAAAGTAGGCGATAGCATTCTAACGAAGGTTACGTTGAGTTTTGTTACAACAGGCGTACCGTACGGTATTACAGAGCCAGTTGATATTGATTTAACGGGTCAAACGTCTATTCCTTACGCTGGAACGACAGGTGTTTCGCAGTTTGATTGGCCGTTTTACTTCGAGTTAACAGCGAGTGAAGCCCAGGGTTATACGTTTGATTTCACGGTTGGTAAGCAAAAGTTCACCTATACCGCTAAGGGAAAAGTGACGATTAAGAAGGGGGATGTGTTCTTATTGAACGGTATCTCCTTCAAACTTAATCAAGCGAATATTAACGATCAAACAAATATCCAGGAATTTGAGTTGCTACCATCCGACACGTTGCAAGTGCCGTTTCAGACAACGTTCAAGGGCGACGTCATCATCAAAAACAAAGTTGATTTTTATATCTAAGGAGGTTTTATGCTTAAGTTTAGAGACCCTCAGTCGAATATTCAGTTAGCTGAAGCAGAGTTGACGTATAAAGAAGCGGTTAATGGTGAGAAGTCACTGACTGGAACTATCTACAGTAATGACGAAGTGTTGCATCAAATGGAACGTGGCTGGTCAGTAATGTTCAATGGTGATTGGTACTATATCACTTACGTTGCGCCAACTGACGGTGGTAACTCAATTACGGTTGAGTTTGACGCAGTACACGAGTTCTTTTTCAAGATGAGTAAGTCGGTTGCTTACGGTACTCTCAAAGATGGTTCACACACGGCTAAAGAATACTTAGATTTTGTATTCAATGGTTCAGGGTATTCATACACGTTGTTGTCACAAGTTGATGCTTGGGAGAAACAAAGCTTCGGTGATAAGAACAGGCTGGCGCTGTTTAATGACTTGATAAGCGACATGGAAATGGAGTTTTCAATTGCTGATTCTGGTCGCATTATGATTACGTCAGAAATAGGGCAGGATTTATCAACAATCGTGCGAAAAGGGTTCAATTTGCAAGAGTTGAATTTGGAGTACAATGTTTCTGATTTCGTAACCTATGCCAAAGGGTTTGGTGCTTTTATTGATAAAGATGATGAGAGTAAGGGACGTTATGAAGCCGAGTATACAAGCCCGCTTGCGTCGGTTTATGGAAAACTTGAAGCTGATCCAATTACTGACGAACGTTATACCAAGACGGCATCATTGCAGGCTGCACTCAAAAAAGCAGTAGATAGTTCCTACTCAATTTCGGTTGGTATTTCGTTAGAAGAGTTGCAGAATGCCGGATACGATTACGAATCACCGGTACCAGGTGATTATATTCTAGCAGTTGATGAGCAATTGGATTTCAACCAGCGTATTCGTATTATCAGCGTTGAAGAACAGTACAACATCTATGGTGAACGTATTAGTTCAAACGTAGAAGCTGGGTCTCTTAGTGCAACAAAACAAAAGTTAGATGGTTCTGAGTCGAATTCAGTTGTTTTAGCGTTAAGTCACGCTACAGAACAGGCCGATAACGCGGTCAAGACTGCCAATGGTAAGAACACTAGTTACTCTGGTCCAAACCAGCCACAGAACCCACGAGAAGGGGATATGTGGTGGTATGACAATGGATCGGGTACATCATTCATGAAGCAGTATACCAATGGTGAGTGGGTGATATTGATCGATAGTAACACGAAGCAGAATATCGAAAAAGCTGTTGATAGTGCGATTGAGACCTCTCATACTTACACCGATGAACTAAACGAAAAGCAGGTTCAGACTACCAACGCACTTAGCGAGAAAGTTGATAAATCTGTCAAAGAATTAACTGATAGTCAACAAGCTATTTCTAGCCAAGCGACTGCATACACAGACAGCGCTGTTGCTGACGCAAATTCCAAGGCTGCATCAATTGGTCAATCTGCCGCCCAAAATGCACAGAGCGCACTCGATACAGCTAAGCAAGACTTCACCAGTAGTTTTGCAAGCCAAGCAAGCCAAACGGCTTCTATGGCTAGTGAAGCCAACTTAAAGGCAAGCCAATATGCAAGTCAAGCAAAGTCGGAAGCTGTTTCAGCTGCTACAAGCGCTGACGGGCTTGTTAGAACGGAGTTTAAGTCGACAACGGACTCGATGACTGCTACTATTCAACAAAACAAATCTGACGCTGACGGAAAAATTAGTACAGCGCAAACAACAGCAACGCAAGCGCTTGATGGTTTAGCTACAAAGGTTGAAAAAACTGAATATAACAAGACAACCGGTGAGCTAACAACAAAAATCAACGAAACAAAAGATACCGCTGAACAATCAAAGCAAGATATTGTAGATATTAAAGATGTCAATAGCAAGCAAGATGAGCGTATGCTTGAAATTGAAAAGGATGCCAAGGGGATTAGACAGACCGTTTCCGATCTAAGTACGGAACAGGGCAAGCAAAGCGGTTCAATCAGCAAATTAGAGCAACGCGCAGATGGCTTTGACGCTACTGTTACGAAGGTTGACAATTTAGCGGTTGGCGGTCGTAATCTACTAGTTGGAACTAAAAACTTCGATGGTGAGGGGTGGAAGTTTTCAGGCACAAGTTTAAACCAATCTGATTTCCAAGAATTAACATCTGCATCAGTAACAGGCGCTTGGCTTGGACCAAAATATTATAATTCGGTTTTGGAAAAACAAGGCAAGATTACAAGTACAAGCACTCAATATGTTTTATCAGCATGGGTTAATAATACGGGAACAATACCTATTGGCGTTGGTTTCTTTTCGAACGAGACGTCTCCAGCGTATTATGATATAGGAAAACTGCCTGCTAACAGCGGGTGGGTGCGTATTGCTACCAAGCCATTTAGTTTCAGAAAAACAACGGGACTACTTGAAACGATAAGGTTTGAACCCGGTGCAGACATTCAAGGCGGTGTGTTAAAACAAGCTGGGCTGAAACTGGAAGAGGGTAACGTGGCCACTGATTGGACGCCAGCACCTGAAGATGTATCAAGCGCAACTGCAAAGGCACAATTAACTGCTGATAAAGCAACACTTTCTATTAACAATTACAAGACAGACGCAGACGGGCGTATCAGCAAAGCGCAAGCTGATATTAAGTTGAACGCAGATGCTATCAGCACAAAGGTAGAAAAGAGCGATTATGATAAAAAGACTGGTGAACTGACAACCAGCGTTAATACAGCACAACAAACTGCTGATGAAGCTACACAAACAATCGGTACTTACAAAGAGTCTAACGATAGGCGTGTACAGGCTGCTGAAACAAATATCAAGGCTAACTCTGACGCTATCGAGTTTACTGCAAGCAAGACGGAATTAGATCAGGTAACAGGAAAGCTAAGCGGAGACATTAGTACATTACAACAACGTGCTGACGGGTTTGAAGCTACTGCTACAAAGGTTAATAACTTATCTGTTGGCGGTCGCAATTTGCTGCTAGACACAGGTAGAAGTTTCACTGGTATTGGCAACAATTCTGATAACGGAAATTTTGACTGGCAAGGCGGAAAGTATTATTTATCTGGCGGAAAGACGTTAGCGGACCTTTATAACCAATATGGCCCATCGCAGTATCTTACTTTGTCATTTGATTGGGAAGTCAGCGGAGATAATATTTCTGGTCAATTTAGTCCACAATGGTCTGACACTCCTTGGCTTGGACTGGCTGAAGTTGGTGCAATTAAACCCAACAATTCAAATAAGTCGGGACGCTTTAAAAATAGTGTTCAATTAAACCATGATGGATATTCTACTGGTATCGCTAATGGCGTTATGTTCAGGCAGGATAACTTGCAAGGAAACATAACAATTAAAAATTTGAAACTTGAAACTGGTAATATCGCAACTGACTGGACGTCAGCACCAGAAGATATTGACACGCAATTAGCACAAGTTAAAATCACCGCTGATGGTGTTAATACTGTTGTTTCCGATCCAACCACCGGTTTATCAACTCGTATGCAAAAAGCCGAAGGTGCCTTAAGTACGGTTTCAGGCACTGATATTCCGGCTTTGAAAAAAGTAATTTTTTGGCAACCGTATTCTTCACTTAACTTTAATGACTATACCAAACAAGGTTCGTTCTTCTTTAACACGACAGCGACAAAGACCAACGGTCCAACATCATCAAACTCGTGGATATATTTGATAGTTGACCAAGGTACATCTGATAACAGTCGCATTAAACAAACGGCTTGGTATGATGGTGTCGATGGAGTTAAGATCACGTATGCTAGAACTCTTAATTCCGGAACGTGGTCTCCGTGGTACGCAAACGACAACGACTCCGTAACAACAATTAGCCAAACTAACAGTAGTATTCAACGAGAAATCGCAGACCGCAAAACCGGCGACAGCAACACGCTGCAAGCAGGTAAGGACTTTACGACAAGCCAAATCACCAGTTATGACACAGGGATGCAAAGCCGACTTTCACAAGTTAGCGATGGAATAATGGCACAAGTTTCGGCAACTAACTTGATTGTTGACTCTTCATTTGTAAACGCGCTTACTAATTGGATACTATCAGGCGACGTTAATTGGAAGATTGACACCGGAAATATGCACGAAGGCGTGCGAGTTGCGAAGTTTGATAACGGCGACACAGTATTTGACAGGAAAACAGCCACTTTAACAAGCGTTCCAATTTACACGATGAACTTGGGTGGCACGCAGTTCTACGCAAGTTTTGATTTATATGCAAAGTCATTTGGAACAAGCGCATATTTCAAGGCTGAAATTGTACAAAAGAACAGTTCAGGAATAACGACAAAAACAACTGCCGTTGGCGGATCGTTTGACACGGCTATGTCTGATTGGACAAACTATACTGCTAACATCACTCTTGACCCAGCGACAACACAGCTATATTTGCAATTTACGCAATACGGCGGGGGCGTGATTTATGTATCAAGGCCTTATCTTGGTTCGGTACAATTACAAAAAAATGCGTATATTGCTGGTGCAAGCACTGACAATTCTTCAACGCTTAAATTATTCAACAATTTTTTCGCATTCGGTATTCAAGCCAATACCGGTGCTTTGATTGCAGGTATTAACGGAGATTCATCTGGATTAAACATCGTAGGTGAGAAAATCACGATTACTGGTGATACCACCTTTATTGGTAAGAACTTCATGGACGGTGCACTGATTAAGAACGCCTCGATTGGAACGGCACAAATTGCAGACGTTTCAATTACAAACGCAAAAATTGCCAGCCTTGATGTGAACAAAATCTCTGGTAACGTGTCGAACTTTATTCAATCCAATTGGAACGGTAAGTATGGTTCTACCACGATTGACGCAAACGGAATGAAGGTTGATACAAATGGGGTTAACACACAGTTTGGAAGTTCGGGCATGACACTTAATATGACCGGCGAGTCAATTGGTGGTATTGGTGTCCAAGGATTTGCCGGCAAACCATCAGATTACCAAGGGTTGACTTTTTGGTTAGATGGTAAAGCTGAATATATGGCTTGGGGAGCAAGAGATAGTGGCGCCACTTCTGGCAACCCAATTACTAAACTTGGTTGGTTTAGATCTGGTTCAAATCCAATTGGTACGCATGCCGGATTTAACTTTGACGATGACGTAATTTTCAATAAAGGCGTTCGAGTTTCAGGAGCTGCGAAAGCAAAATTAGCATTTTCAACAAAAACATTTCTTGGTAACAATTATCCTTTTTTTGGTAATGAAGTTCTCAACGCCGGTCTCGCTTACGGAGGTACAACAACTTATTTAATATCACAGTCAACGTACTATAATCTAACAAGGGTTATAGCTGCACTTGATAATTTAGGTGCTGTTAAAATACCTTCGGTTATAAACTCGGATGGAACCGTAGCCAAGTGGTTCAACGTAACTTTATAATACAGGAGAATAAAAATGGAACAATCACAACAACAAACTTTGCAAAATCTTGGGTTCGAGATTGCTAATAAGGCGATTGAAAATGCACAACTACGGGCGCAACTAAGTACTTTGCAGGGTGAAAACGAACAATTGAAGTCACGGATTGACGAATTAAGCAAGGAGGAATCTAACGATGATTCAAATTGAAAAGGTGTTGAACGAGTACAAAATCGAGTTGGATCGTCACAGCGCACAATTAAGTGCTTTGCGAGCAGAAAACGAATATTTAAAGGTACTAATTGATGAATTAAGCAAGGAAGGCGTAAACAATGACTAACATTAACAAGACAACACAATTCAACGAACAACTATCAATTAAGGCAGAAGATGGCGGCACTGTAAACTATGCAACTTTGAGTGGTTCAATTGACCAGTATGGCGTGCCATCAATGAGTTATTACATTTCAGATGGTGTTATTTATCGCGAACACTTGTCTGATTTCCGAACATCTTGGTCGGATTTCCAAGACACTGTGTTTGCAGAAGCCGATAAGGTTGTTGCCAGCTTTGAAAAGTAGTGGGGTAGAGTTATGAACTTTTTCCCACATGACATCGCAGGTTGGTTAACAGTTGTCGGCTCGTTATCTGGTGCGATGTGGTTTGTAATTCAAAACACGTTCGTTAAGTCTATGAATAACTTGAATAAGGCGATTACTGGCTTACAAGAAACTTTACAAATTTATGATCGTCGGATTGATGACCATGAGACACGAATTCGGTTGCTAGAAGATTGGAGAGAACATCACGATGACAACGAATAACTTAATAAACTTTGCAGAAGCGCTATGGCAATCAGGTATTGCTCCAGCGCTTTTAATTTTGGCCATTGGTTGGGCTTCAGAACGGGTTACCCGTAACAAGCGGCTAGCAAATTTGCTTGGTACTGCAGAAGCTGTGGTTAAGTGGGCCGAGGTGACCTTTGACGGTGGCCAAACCCAAAAAGCACAAGCAATCAAGTCGATTACAGATTATTTGATTAAGGCTGACAAAGCGCATTTGTTCACTGCTAAGCAGATTGATGAGGCAATTGAATGGGCTGTTGGAAAGATGAAGGAGGCAGAGAAATAAAATGAATAAGACAATGAAATTGGTCGCACTTGGGGCGGCCTTTTTGTTTGGAACAACGCTTGTCAGTGATCATACGGTGCATGCAGATACACCACGAACTGACATGGTGGACGTGTCGAACCACAACGGACAAATGACGACGCCTGAGTTCGTGGATATGCGAAACAACCATGGTGTGAAGTCGATTGTAACCAAGATTTCAGAAGGTACAACCTATCATGACTGGACTGCTGCCGGAAACATTCGAGCTGCACAAGAAGCAGGATTGTATATCAACGGGTATCACTATTTGCACGCGACAACGGTAGCTGGTGCGATTGCAGAAGCACAATATGCTGTATCAATGGCACAAGCTGACGGTTTGCCTGTAGGGGCGGTTTTGGTGGCTGATGTTGAAGAACCAGCACAAATGGCAATGGGTGCAAATATGCAAGCTGTTGTAACTGCGTTTGAAAATGAGGTTCAAATTAAGGGTGGGTTCCGCACTACTGCTTATACAATGGGGTCTCATCTTGAGGTGACGCCATATGGTGAAAAGTCATGGATTGCTTCATACCCATTCACGCCAACATCAACTCAAAACTGGTATGCTACAGAGCACGGTTGGCAGTTTGATTCAAAAGCTACGTTCCGCATGTCCCTTGGTGTGTTTGATGTAAACCAGTTGTACGACAATTTCTTCACTGCGGATCAAGCGGTAATCAAGAAGAACCCAGGCGACGGCGCTACAGTATGGTCAAAGGGAGGCGTATGGTACACGGACAAGTCATTCAAACACAAGGTCAACGGCATCAAGAAGCACATGGGTTCTTACTGGTCGTTTGCTAACGGTAAACTGATCAAGTCTAACTGGACGCAATCATGGGGATTGTATTACTGGTCAGACGGCGAAGGAAAGCTGGTACAAGGTCAAGGTACGTGGAAGGGCTACAAGTGGGACTTCGGAACCGACGGTACTTACTACGTTAAGAATGCCACACCAAAGAGCTTGAACAAGTTAGTTGAACAATTGAATAAGTAGAAATAAGCCCGTCTGGACTAGGTGATTTGCACTTAATCTAGGCGGGCTTTTTTAGTATTATTAATCATAGTCTTCGATTGTCTTGCTAGTAGTATTAGTTTGGTTGGGAAAAAGTTGGGAACCAATAAAACAAGTAGAGTTAAAAGCCTGATTTATTAGTGTTTTATTGGTCAACAACTTGTAATAGTATTTCAATGAGAATTCAGTTAAAATAAACTTATAGTCATTGCGGGTCAAATTGTTGAGCCGTGACGTCGCTAGATATCAGAAAGTTGAGAAATAAATGGAAGTTAGTATAGGTTATTGGATTGGTTTCTTCGCCTTTGTTTTGGTCATGTTGGCCCTTGATTTGGGAGTCTTCCACAAAACGAACGCGGCACCAACCATGAAGGAGTCACTACTTTGGAGCGCCTTTTGGATCGGTTTGGCCTTTATTTTTGCCGGTGGTCTCTGGTTCTTTACGGGTGGTGATCATGCCCTAGACTTTGTGACGGCATACTTGTTGGAAAAGTCGTTGAGTATTGATAACTTGTTTATCTTCATCTTGGTCTTTGGTTTCTTTGGGATTGAATTGAAGTATCAACACCGTTTGTTATTCTGGGGTGTTTTCGGTGCCTTAGTGATGCGTGTGATTTTTATCTTCGGTGGAGCCGCATTGCTACATCACTTCGCGTGGTTGATGTACATCTTTGGTGCCTTCTTAATTGTCACCGGGGTGAAGATGCTGTTCGAAAAGGAAGAAGCACAAGACTTAAATGATAGTTTTATTATTAAGGGATTGCGTAAAATTCTACCTTTGAAGGAAGATGTTGCGGAACCACATTTCTTGGTAAAAGAAAATGGTAAACGTTATGCCACCCAATTCTTGTTAGCGTTGTTGTTTATTGAAGCGTCCGACTTATTGTTTGCGGTTGATTCAATTCCGGCTGTCCTTGCGGTGACACAAGACACGTTCATCGTGGTCACGTCAAACATCTTTGCTATCATGGGATTGCGTTCATTGTACTTTGCTTTGTCAGGTATTCTGCCAATGTTCCGATACATTAAGTATGCGTTGGCTGTTATTTTGGCCTTTATTGGGGTCAAGATGGTCTTGAACGAGACTGCCAAGGCATTGGACTGGCATTTCCACATTTCAAACGTGGTGTCATTATCGGTGATTATTGGTTTGTTAACGTTATCAATCGTTGCCTCAGTAATTGTCTCACGTGTCCAAGAACGTCGAAAGTTCAAAGCATAA